GTTTCAACGGCACATTTATTGTGCAAGCGATCCCGACCTTCTACTTCCACGGTGTCGGCATCCAAGGCGACTACGAATACGATTACGATGTAACGATTCTAAATCAGTTGCTAGTTATCAACGCGGGAACCAATGTCAACCGTGACACTGCAACAGGTCAGATCACTTGGACCCAAACCTGTACATGGACCACTGTGGCCGCCGTTCAGGAGTTTCTTGGTATCGCGTCCGCGACCGCTAATGACACTGCGTTCATAACAACTTGTGTCGCAGCTGCTAACGCTTGGTGTTTCAAACGTCGCGTTCAGGCTGGTTACCACGACAGTCTCACGACCGTCCCCGATGGTTCCGTCCTGCTTGGTGCGACTTTGTATGCTTCAGGGCTTTATCGTGAAAGGGGCACAACTGGAGACAGTTACGCATCCTTCCAAGACATGAGCGGACCACCGCTAATGACATTGGGTCGCGTTAACCAGTTGCTTGGCGTCAAACGCAGTCAGGTGGCTTAATGTGGCAGGCATTTTCACAGATGCGATCAATACGGTCGCCGCATCACTCACCGCGCTCGGACTCAAACCTGTCACCGATCCGCGCAACGCACGACCACTCACAGTGTTCATTGAGTTGCCGTCGTTTGAATCGTTCGGTGCAAACCCAACATCCAAAGTCAGTGACGTCACAATCACCATTCGAATCCTTGGAGCGCCACCCGGCAACCAAGACTCCAGCGACTACATACTCGGCGTCGCCGACCAAATTCTCGGGTCCGACATTGCAGTCATCTCGGGACAACCATCCATCGCAACGATCGGGTCGCAAGACCTCCCCTGTTACGACCTCACCATCAAACTCACAGCGACACGCTAACTAGAAAAGGAAAAACATCATGGCAATCGTTTACCAAGGCTCAGCACAACTGACCATTGCAACGCACAACATCAGCCTTAACTGCTCATCAGTGACCCTTGAGGTCGGCTATGACAGCCTTGAATCCACCACAATGGGTGCTACTGGCCACAAGTTCGTGGCTGGGCTCCAAACCGTGAGCCTCTCGGCAACCGTCCTTTTGGAGTACGGCGCATCTTCAGTGGAAGGTTACTTGCACGACCTCATCGGCGACGGCGACACCACCGTGGTCGTTACACCTGACAGTGGCGCGGCCGCACCCGGAAACCCCCAATGGACGATTTCAAATATGATGATCTCGTCATATATGCCAGTCTCAAGCACTGTCGGATCACTTGACACCATGACACTCACGGGCACTGGTGGCACTTGGGTCCGCGCAACCGCCTGATCTAACCAACACAAACAAAGGACCCCGACATGATTGGTATGACGTTACGAGTAGAGATGCTCGACGGAGAAACACACGAGGCACCGATCACTTACGGTGTCGCGTGCAGGTGGGAAGATCATCACCCACAGTTATCCGTCGGGCAGTTTCTAGAAAACATGAAGTTTAAGGCTTTGGCTTGGTTGGCATGGGACGCGGTCCGCTCAAATGGCGTGACCGTTGAAGTGTTCCCCAAGTGGCTCAATTTGGTAGGGGACATCACTTTCGTCCCAAAAGAGAAACCCAAGCAGGACGCGCAGTCAACCTGATAGCGCAACTGGCGTTAAGGACAGGCATCAGTCCGTTGGATTTGATGGAATGTCCAGCGTCGGTCGTGGATGAGATGGTTCGCTTACTGGTTGAGGAAAACGAGAAAGCGAAACACAAACGATGACAATTCAGGTGAAAGGTGTGGCCGAGACTTTGCGCGAACTTGGCAAAATCAACCCTTCACTGAAAAAGGAATTGAACAAAGACATTCGCAACATTTTGAAGCCGTTGTTGTCTGAGATCAACCAGTCAATTCCGTCGGCACCGCCGTTGTCTGGAATGGCTCACAACGGCCGTACCGGGTGGAGTAACCGCAAGAATTCGGTTATCAAGATTGACACGCGAAAGCCCCGTAAAAACCTCAACGAGCCCCGTATGAGTGTCCCTGTCAACATTGTCCGCATTACGACCAAGGGCGCGCCTGTGGCGATTGTAGACATGGCTGGTAAGGGTGGAGGCAGAGTGTCTAAGCGTGAGGCTAAATATCAGCGACCAAACTTTGCTAACGCGCTATCTGGTAACCCTTCACGCTTTATGTGGGCGAAAGCCGCCGACTCGTTGTCTATGATTGAGCGAGAGATGAACGACACAATCGAGCGAGTAGTTCGGGACGCTAACCAAGAGATGGCAAGGATTCGCTAATGGCAATCAACATTCCGATCATTACCAGCCTTGAAGATACGGGCATCAAAAGTGCTAAAGCCGCTTTCAACGATTTCAAGACCGCTGTCGGCAATGCCGAGGGTGGGATGGGCAAGTTTAAGGCTGGCTCAAAAGTCGCTTTGGACGCGGTCAAAGCCAACGCTGGAGCCCTTGCTTTGGCAGGAGGCGCGGCTCTTGCAACCTTTGCAACGAAAGCAATAACAGCCTTTCAGGATCTTGCGTTAGGGGCAGGCAAGTTTGCGGATGCTACAGGTTTAGCGGTTGAGGACGCATCGCGCTATATGGAGGTCGCAGGAGATCTCAGTATCCCAGTTGATGCCGTTGAAGGTGCGATTGGTCGACTCAACAAAACGATTGGTGCGGACCCTGACAAGGTGCGAAACCTTGGCGTAGACCTTGTCTATCTCAAAAATGGTTCGTTAGACGTCAACGCAACATTCCTAAAAACCATTGAAAGAATCAAAGGCATAAAGGACCCAGCCGAAAAAGCACGCGTCGCCGTTCAGTTGCTTGGCAAGGGCTGGCAGTCAATGGCCGAACTTATTGAGATGGGCGCGGACGATCTCAAAGCATCTTTGGATTCTGTTTCGAGCGCGCAAGTTATCTCGGATGAAGAACTAGCAAAAGCAAAAGAGTACCGAGACACCGTTCAAGACCTTGGTGATATTTGGAATGCTTTTGTTATTAACGCTGGCGGTGTTTTTGTTGACACCCTGAATGGCATAAAAGAAATGACGAGCGGTTGGGAAGGTTTTGGAAACCAACTCAAGCAGGGACCCGCTGGAACAGTTCTAAAAGAAATAAGTGGATGGTTCAACGACAACGAAGAGAACGCAAAAGCAGCTGAAGAAGCAGCAAAATCTTTTGGTGATGCTTATGCCGGATATGTCAGTTCAAGGCTTGCAGAAAGCCGCGAAAATATCGCTTTGGTGAACGATCAACTTGAACTTCAAGCCGAGTGGCTTGAAAAAACTGATCTTAAATGGCAGGCGTTGAAAGGCACATTGAAACTCGAAAGTGCAATGGCTAACGCCAAAGAACAGTTAGAGCAACTTAAAGAAAAAGCGGTTGAAGCCTTTAACGGTGCTGACGGTGCTTTAAGCGAATACGAGCAAGGGCTGATTGATGCCAAACTGATGGTCCTCAACCTTGCTGACACAATAACGCTGACTAACTCACAAAAGAATCAGATTCGAGTCCTTGTTGATACTGGCGAAATTGAACGCGCTTTAGGTCTCATTGACATTATTTCGGCTCGCGGCTATACGCCCGAATTGAACGCAATGAGGTTCCGTGGCGCAAGAGCCCTCGGCGGTCCCGTTCAACCGGGTGGTTCCTACATTGTTGGTGAGCGCGGCCCGGAACTGTTCACGCCGACATCGTCTGGCAACATCACCGCAAATAGTTCTTTGGGTGGCGGTGGCAACACGGTCACAATTAACGTCAACGGTGGCGACCCTCAAGCGGTTGTTAGAGCGTTGCAAACCTATGTGCGAACTATCGGTCCTGTCCCCGTAAACACTCGGACAATGTAATGAGCAAAATTGACTGGACGGTTTACAGAGATTCTGACGGTCTTGACGTTAGTCAATATGTTCGTGGATTAGATGTCAGTTGGGGACGGACGTCTCCAATTTCGCCTTATGCAGGCCGTGTTGCAACGGTCGTAATTAACAACGACAATCAACAAGCCGACCTATTTACTATTAACAGTCTTTTTTATGTTGCGGGCACAGTGGATGTCTATGGTGACATATTTACTTATGAAGTTTTTGGTGGCGTAGTTCTAACACGCGATTTTGATGACGCTGGCGGTACTGGCAAAGGGTCAATTTGTACGATCACACTTGTTGACAGTTTTACTTTGGCTGGCAATCAACAGGCGAGCGTCGTTATTGCATCAACAAATAATCAGATTGCAGAACTAGCATTGTTGCTCACTAACCCAAACCAGTCAATGTACGGATACTGGTATGCCGACGGCAAAACCGATTGCGCATTTACTACGGGTGCGTTCAATGGCAACATCCAAAGTCAAATTCAACAAATGGTTTTGGCTGACCGAGGAATCTTGCAAAACCTACCGACTGCTACGCAATACTATGCGCCGTCACAATTTGACACTTTGGCAGTCAGTATTGCCGCAGGTAACTTAACTTTTGGGCGGACTACCACACCGACACAGATCGCTTATGAGAGCATAGACAGATCAGAAGCTGCGTCGAATGGTATGTGGTTTAACGATGCGACTATTACAGGCGCGTTGACCACGGGCACAAAGACAAATGGTTCTAGCGCGCAGTATGGGGTCAAAAGTTTTACAAGCACTACCACACAAACTGAAAAAGTAAACAGCACCGCCGAATGGTATGCGAACAACTACATCAGCCCAAATCGTCTGAACCTCAATATGAGCATCCTAGACATAGCGCAAGATGTTGAGGCGTTGTTACTTCTGCTCGACGTCGTACTCTGTAACTGTGGATATTTCAGCGATGTCAGTTGGACTGTGCCGGGTGGAAGTAGCGTCACGCAAACATTCTTTCCCGACCGTGTCAGCATTAATATCACTGCAGGCTCAACTAGAGTTAATTTGGGAATGACCAATATCAACTCATATCAAAACTTTATTTTGAACTCAGCAACTTTTGGCATATTAGACACCTCGCGCTTAGGCGTAGGAACAGCAGTTTAAGGAGAGTAATTATGGCCGTTTCACCCAATGTTGACTTTGTTAGCGGAGCAATTCTGACGGCAAGTCAACAAAACAAGTTTGGGCGTGGCATTGTGGGCATTGCCCAGATGTCTGCTAACTACACGCTGACTACCTCAGCGGTGGCGTTGACTACAGTGACTTGGACAGCAGTAGCAAACCGTTATTACAGAGTCACCTATTTTGAACCGGAAGCACAAACCAGCACAGTCTCAGCCAGTACAACAACCGTGCAAATTAGGGCAGGTGCAACAGCAGCTGGTGCCGAACTATCGTCAGGCATCATTACAACTTCAGCAGCGGTCAAAGTTCAAGGTGCCATCACGGTTTCGTATATCACCGACACCTATACGGCTGGCAGTCAGACAGTCAACGCTTCCGCTAGAACATCGTCGGTTACTGGTGCCCCGTTATTGGTACGCAGTGCCACCTCCCGCGGTTTCCTGTTAGTTGAGGATTTAGGGCCGTCTGTCTGATGAAAACATTGATCGTCGCCGCCGCCCTCATTATCGCCATGACGTTCGTAATCACCTCATGCAACGACCGCACTCGTGACACCTGCGTTGAGCAACCCACAGCCCCAAGGTGCCAACAATGAAAAGACTAAGCAACTCCGAGATCAAAGCGCGACTCATCCTCATTGTGGGTATCGCTTTAGCGGTCGCGTTCCTAGGATCAACTGCAGCTCTTTTGTACGGACTTTTGTTTGTGGTTCAGCCGTTAGACGTCAGCCCAAACGATGAGTCAGCGTGGTCGCTACTGTCGCCAATGATGCTTTTCCTCACTGGCGCACTATCTGGAATACTTGCCTCAAACGGCCTCAAAGATAAGGACCAACACCATGACCAGTAGACCGTACACAGGCAACACCGACGGCAACCACCCGACCGAACGACCCGGCACGAAACGGTTTGTCGAATTCATGGAATATTTGTTCGGCATGAAATCGTTAGGCATCTACGCCAACCGACCAATGCGCGGATCAGCCAACCTCAGCGTTCACGCAACATGGCGCGCCGT